GATGGAATAGCGTTGTTTGTATATACGCCGCGTGGTCAGAATCACGGTCATCGAATGTTTGAGATGGCTCAAGAAAACGACCAGTGGTTTTGCTCGAAGCTTACGGTGGAAGATACTCTCCGTGATTCAGAAGGCGAAGATGGTTCAAGAGTTGTAACCGCAGAAGATTTAGAAGAAGAGCGTCGCGAAGGCATGGACGAGCAGATGATCCAGCAGGAGTATTACTGCTCTTTTCACGCGGCGATTCCAGGTGCTTACTTTGCTAAAGAAATGACTCGTATGGAAACAGACGGGCGAATCGGCAGAGTACCTTGGGAGCCGAAGTTAAGAACAAGTACATATTGGGATTTAGGAATAGATGACTCGATGTCAGTGGTCTTCGCTCAACAGCATGGTCAAGAGGTACGCATTATTGACTACTACGAAGCGAGTGGCGAAGGGCTGCCGCACTTTATCAGCGAAGTTAAAAGCAAGCCGTATTCCTACGACAGCCATAACGCCCCGTGGGACATAGAAGTACGGGAGTTAACAACAGGTAAGACTCGCAGGGAAACGGCGCGTAGTTTGGGCATCAATTTTAGAACGGGTAAGAAAGTCAATAAGAAGGAAGAAGCGATTGAGCAGGCAAGGCAGTTGCTTAGTCGTTGCTGGATGGATCGCAGGAAATGCGAAAGATTGATTGCAGCATTAAGAAATTATCACAAAGAGTATGACGACAAGAATCAAGTGTTCAAGGCAAGGCCGGTGCATAATTGGGCGAGTCATGGCGCGGATTCATTTATGGAATTAGCTATGAGCATTCGGCCTGAACAAACAGAACCGTTGCAAGCTCATGCTGTAAACGTAGGAGATATTTGGTAATGGGCGCACCTTCACCACCACCACCACCTCGACCCGCTCCGGCTCCGGCTCCGGCTCCACAGCCAGCTCCAGTAGCGGCTCCAGTAGAGCCAATGGCTCAAAGCACTGAGGAGCGAGAAAAAAGAGCGAGCAACAAACGCTCCGGCAGAAGTTCTTTGATTGTAAATCGCGGAGGAGCGCAAGGATTAGGCGGTGGCGATGACAACGCATCTATTAAGAAAAAAACTTTAGGGTAACGAAATGAACTTTGACTTGCTGTTTATGATTAACGGGCCGCTGATACCAAAAGCTCCATCATTACCTCCTTTGCCTCCTCCTCCAGCTCCTTTGCCTCCAGTAGAGGAGAAAGATACGGAGCGTGATGACAGGATGCAGAAAATTGCTGCAAAACGTAAAGGCCGCAGCTCTTTGATTACGAACCAGGGTGGTGCGGCAGGATTGCAGGGCGAGGATGACTCGACTAAGAAAACGAAACTAGGCGGTAACTAATGGCAGTAAACGCAAAGCAATTACTCAGTAGAAACGAGCGACTTAAAGAAGACCGTACTCTTTGGGATGGCTTCTACCAAGACGTCGTTGATTTTATGCGAATGGGCAAGCAAGCGCCTAATGAGCAGAGAGTATCTGGCACTCAGCGCCATAAGCATTACGACTCGACTGCGCCTCATGCTTCCAAGACTTTAGCTTTAATTATGGCAGAGACTCTGACAAGCAAAGCCATTCAGTGGTTCGGCTTTAAGATTCCAGAGTCTTCGCAATTTGCTGATCTAAATGACGACCAGGATGTTCTGCGCTGGTTTGATGACCTAGCTAAAAGCGTTGGCTACGCGTTGAACCAAAGTAACTTTTACGTTGTCATTAATGAGGTTTACGAAGACTTTAATTCATTCGCCACAGTCTGTCTCTATATGGAAGAGGCAAGGTTGAAGCATAAAGGCTTTAACGGATTAAATTTTAGAGCGTTGCCAATCAGCTCGTATGTGTTTGCTGAAAGCGAATCAGGGTTAGTCGATACAGTCTTTTGGGAGTACGACAGAACAGCTAGGCAAATGGCACAGCAGTTTGGCGAAAAGAACATCCCAGACGCGGTGCAAAAAGCATTAGAGAAAAACCCTGACGATAAATTTGATTTAGTACGAGTGGTAGCACCCGTTGCAGATATTGGCGCGAAGGTTGCGAGCAAGTTTGAATACGCTCACGTTGATATTTTTAAGGACATGTCTTTGGTATTAGACCAGCGTGGCTATCACGAAAACCCTTACATGGTCGGACGCTGGGATAAGGCATCTGGCGAAACGCGTGGTCGTGGCCCTGCCATGATAGCGATGGACGATATTAAATCGCTTAACCAATTAAGAAAGCTGGAATTAACTGGCTTAGAGAAAGCAGTCAACCCTTCTATCTTAACTGGCGAAGAAGGCTTTATCGGCAACGTCAAGTTAGGCGGTAACTCAATCGTCTACTCGCGTGACCCGCAGAACGTCAGGCTATTGCCTACTGAATTGCGACTCGACCTTTCATCATTGAAAGCTGGGGAATTGCGACAAGGTATTCGCGATATGTACCTGACGGATCAACTTAACTTGCCTAGCAGCTCGCGCATGACAGCAGAAGAAATAATGACCAGGCGCGGCGAGATGGAAAGACTGCTTGGCCCGACGATAGCAAGATTTGAAACAGAAGTGTTAGGGCCAATGTTAGAGAGAGCCGTCGGCATCATGTTAAGAGCAGGCGCAATCGCTCCCCCGCCAGAAATTTTAAATGGCTTGGACAAAATTGACATTGAGTATGTCGGGCAACTCGCAAGAGCGCAAAGAGTAACAGAGGTTCAATCCATGCAAAGCTGGCTGGGTATGTTAGCGGAATGGGGGCAACTTGATCCAGAGGTTATGCAAATACCTGATCTGCCAGCTATGGCGAGATTGGCAGCGCCAATATTGGGAGTGCCTAAAAAGGGAATACGAGGCGCGGCTGAAACTCAAGAAAAGATTGACGAAGCAAAACAAAAAGAAGCAGCGATGCTTCAGCAGCAACAGGCAGCCCAGGTCGCGGAGTCGGCTGGCAAGGCAGCGCCTGCAATGAAAGTTTTACAAGATGGAGCGGCAAATTTAAGTGACGAAGACAAGCAAGCACTCGTCCAGCAATTCGCAGGACAAGGATAGCGATAAGCTGTTACGAGTGTTTTACGATACATTCAAAAGCCAAAGTGGCGCCGTAGTCTACAAGCATCTTGAAGATGCTTATAACAACACATCCAGTTTTGTTCCTGGGGAACCTGAGACTACGGCATATAACGAAGGTTGCCGCGCTGTGTTCTTACAGATAAAGCACAACTTGGAACGCTGGGAAAACAGAGGGTAACACATGAGCGAAGAAACGATAACCTCAGAAGTAGAGGCCGTGGAATCAACCGAAGCAGTAGAAGAAACAGTAGAAGAAGTAGCAGAGAAATCCTGGCGGGACGAATTGCCGGATGACTTGCAGGGAATTAAAACCTTGGAGAAGTTCAAGGACGTTTCAGGGTTAGCTAAAAGTTACGTTGAAACGGAACGGTATTTTGAGGGTGCAGTACGCATCCCAGACGAGAAAGCAACTCCTGAAGAGTGGGAGCGGTATTACACAAAGTTAGGTCGTCCAGAACAACCTGACGGCTACGAGTTTGAGAAAGCTGAATTGCCGGAAGGCATGAGCTACGACGATAACTTTGAAAAGGCTTTTTTAAACAAGGCTCACAACGCAGGCTTGAACAATAAGCAAGTCAGCGAACTTTACGATTGGTGGAACAGTACCAGTAAAGATATGTACGTTGAAGGCCAAGTCGAATCTGAGAATACGATTCAAAGAGCTGAGATAGAGTTAAGAGCAGATTGGGGCAGGCAGTACGACGAGAAACTTGCCGGTGTGCAAAGGCTGGTTGACAAATACGCTGATGGCTCTGACAAGAAATACTTGGAAGAGTCAGGCGTTGGCAACAACCCTGGATTGGCAAGGTTCTTAGATCGACTCGCTAAAGACTTTGGCGAAGGTCGTCATTTAGGTGATCCGAAAGTCAATGCGTTTACTGATCCAGAATCGGCTCAACTTGCTAAAGATGCTTTTTATAATGATACGAAGTCGGACGATTACCAAGCTTACTTCGATGAAACTCACCCGCGTCATAACCAAGTGGTTAAGATGCTTGACCGCTGGAACGCGACGATTCACGGGGAGGAGTAAATGGGATTAAGCAAAGATGTGAAGTGCAGCGACTGCTTGTATTTTATCGATGCTACAAGCACTTGCGAGGAATACAACGCATTGGTAGAGCCGGAAGAAACAAGAAACTGTTATTTCTTTAGAGCGATACCAATCGTACCTAAAGACGCACCTTCTGTGGATAAGCCATTGGCCCCTAAGAAGACCGTCAAGAAAAAACGCCGTAAAGCTGTTCCTGACAACCCTAAGAGGGCCAGGGCAAAAAGTCAGGGGAGTCCAAAGTATGGGCAACTCTCCGCACAACTAAATTAATTAATAGGAGAGAGTAATGTCTAACCAAATTAACAAGGCATT